AAGAAGGAACTGTTGTAAATGCTAACCCCGTCCTTCTTGACAATAACGGTCGTGCGACTGTATTTGCTGACACGATTTATTCTTACACGATTGTTGTATGCGACTTCTACGGCAAAGAGTTATTCTCTCAAGACATTACATTACATGACGCCATTTCAACCGCAGAAGATGTAATAGTCATGGGTTCTAACGGATCTGTAAAAGTTGATACTACTACTTTGCCCAACGGTGTTCAGTATGACCTTTCAGTAAATACTGACATTATCGCAACAAAGAAATCTGTTGATGATGTTAAGACAGGCTTAAATAGTTTGACAGACACGGTCAATAATCATACTACACAGATTGGTCAGATTCAAGAAGACATTAACGGCATAGAATCTACAGTAGCCAATAAGAAAGATAAGCAAGCTGAACTGAACTTCAATGGATCTGCTACTAAGACAGTAAAGAGCATTACGCAGAATGCTAACGGCGAATTGAATGTTGAATTTGCAGACATCGACTTGCCGCAAGAAGTACCTAACGTTGATATTACTTCTAAAGACAGCTCAGTGAACATTACTTCTTCAGTAGATGCAGGGACTAACACCAAGACATTTGACCTTTCTGTCGATAGTATAACTAACATTGCGTCTTCTGATGGGTCAATCAATGTATCATCTACTGACGGCAACGCCGATTTGACACTTCCTAGTGATGTAGTTAGAGATTCTGCATATACGCACATTGATGCAGCTACTTCGAATCCATTGATGGATGGTACCGCTGTAGTAGGCGTATCTACCAAATACGCTAGAGAAGACCACATTCACCCCACGGACACAAGTAGAGAAGACATAGCGAATAAGACAACTGTAATACTTGGTACGTCTGACAGCAAATACCCTACTGATAAAGCGGTCGCAAAATTTGTCAATTCTTCTATAGCAACCAATACCGCTAACTACATTTCTAACAATGGTGAACCATTTACGTCTGTTGAACAGCTGGAAGCATATAGTGGCCCTGTGACGAATAACGATTACGCTTTCGTTACGGGAACAGATTCGGAAGGCAATACGTATTATGACAGATACAAGGCTACTGTCAGCGGGGAGACTGTTACATGGGCCTTGGAATATAGGCTGAACAACAGTTCTTTCACCGCAGCCCAATGGTCTGCAATCAACTCTGGCATTACATCCGCATTAGTCGCAAAGATTCATACACACAGTAATAAGGCCGTACTGGACGGAATTACTTCTTCCGATGTTGCTAACTGGAACAGCAAGATGGACAGACAGACAGTCGGCAACGTATCTGAGCCAGTATATCTTGAAAATGGTATAGCGAAAGTCGCTACCAACGTAGCCACGAAAACGGAAACTGAAGAGGCTATTTCCAATTCAGTTGACCAGACATATAGTTCTAAGTCTACCAAGGCTCAAAGTGGGGTAGCAGTAAACGAGGCGTTCAAAACACGTGAGACTTCCAGTAGTGATAAGTCGTATACTTATCTAGGCATGAAAAGGTCAGGACAATCATCAGAAAAATTATACTGGAAGCTTGTCTCGTTTAATATAGTAAGTAATTATTGGACATTGCAATTTGAGATTGATGTATCTAACGGTAGAAAATCTACTGGTTCTTACGACACCGAAATATACGAGACTAAGAGATTAACTATCTATAGTGGTATTAAAGATACTGTTGAAAATGCTATTGAGTTACGTTACACATCACAATCAAATAATGATTCACGAGGATATGAGAATAACATATACTATGAACTCGTCAGCTCTAAATTAGTCACTGTGTATATCAAGGCTGAAAACCATGATAACAAAACGCAGATTTGTAGACTCAAAGATGTCATAAACTTCAAAGGTATTTCTAATATAACTTGGCATGAACCTGTTGGTGATGCTGGAACGCAGCCTACAAATCCTGTGAAGTTTAAAGAAGCGTTCCCATCTATAGCTTCTAAAACATCTGATATAGGCAGCAATTCAGTTCCTGTTTATGTCAATAAAGGTAAACCGGTATCCTGCAATTCATCAAACCTTAAAGCTGGAAAGGATGATGACGGGAATGTGATTAAAAATACATATCAGAAGAAACTTATAGCCGGCGATAACATAACCATCGACAGCAGTACCATTTCTAGTGACCAGGTATTCGTTGCTACTTACGGAAAGACCAAGTTCGCAGAAGTCATGGCGGCATACGAAGCAGGAAAGATATGCACGGTCTTCAAGGATACGCGTTATTACTACATTACGGAAATTAGAACTAATAGAATTAAGTTCGCGGTTCCAACCCCAGACCCTAATATATACTCGTTGACACTGACCGATGACGACAAGTGGTCGGCATATAACCCATGGTTACAGACCCATCTGACGTTCGACACCGCGCCTACGGCAGGAAGTAATAATCCTGTCACAAGTGATGGTATTAAGACAGCACTTGATTCACGTATACCAGCTCCAACAAGTACAACAGGTACACAAGTACTTAAATGTATCAACGGTGTAATCCAGTGGGTCACAGCATAGAAAGGAGACATATATGAAGATTATCATTGAAAGTAAAGAAGAATTAGAACAATATGAAGACTATAATAGTCATGAAGAAAAGGATGTAAATTCAATCTTTTATGGTAATAGAGTTGTAATCGATGGTAACTTAGTCGCAGGAGAAGGTGAATGTCAGAAATACTCGCCCAAATAATACCTATAGTTACTCCAGCTGCATGGCCTTTGATTATCGTAATCTTGGGTTGCTGCTTCATCTATCTAAAAATTGGTAAAGACAGAAAGCAGACTAAAGAAGAACGAGATAACCAGAAAGATGAACTAGATAAGCGATTGACATTGGTTGAGCACGATGTAGCCTTTATGAAGGAACAGAACCAGCTCTTCTCTTCTAAATTAGACAGAATATTAGATGAACTAACTGCTATAAAGGTGGAATTAGCGAAGAAGGCAGAGAAATAAAGTTCAAATATGAACAAATTATTCCACTTGGAATATACAACAAAGTAGGGGTTAATATGCTTTACATTCAAGTTGCTACAATTGTTCTCATAGGTATTGCAAATTATCTTGATAGAAAGAACTGGCCATTCTAAAGGATATAATATGATTACAAATTTCACATTCAATGAATTAATCAAGACTGACACAGGTCTAGATAATATGCCAAATGACATGAACATCATTAAGAACTTATGTCGCTTAGCTGACTTCCTACAGACTATAAGGAACGAGCTACATTTGCCTATTATAATTAATTCTGCATATAGAAGTAAGGAAGTTAATGAAGCAGTCTGTGGTATGTCATCTTCATATCATTGTAAAGGATTAGCAGCTGATATTAAATGTAAAGATATGGATAAGCTCTTATCTGTATTGCATTCTCACTTGATGAATATTGACCAGTTAGGAATTTACTATAATAAAAATACACAGCTATTCTTCCATATAGGATTGGCAGAAGAAGGTAAAGTTCCACGTACACAAATATTTACAAAGGAGGTCTAATGTCTTCATTCTATCATTACAAATGTACACCATTCAAATGGCATAAAGTAGGCGACTTATATCAAATTGATAACAAGTTCACTATTTCATTGGACGATAAGGAATACAAGTATACATTGACTATTCATCCACGGATTTAGGACAGATGGTGGTTCTATTCCTAAAGCCTTCCAATGGTTCGTTAAAGGATGGACAGACGATTACAAGTATAATGGAATATACATTCTTCACGATGCACTGTATTGTACTGAATACACGTCAAAGGAAATAGCTGACGATATGTTGAGAAGTTCACTAAGGGATTATGGTCTTGACAGATTGCATGCTTCTACAGTATGTTGGTGCGTTAATACATTTGCCAAATCGCACTACGGAATAAAGAATGACGAGAATGATAATTATGACTTTGTTGAATTTGAGGTAGATGAACTTCTATAAATAATATATGGCGACATTGGCCAGACAACAATGTACAGAGAGGTATTTCATATGACACGAAAGAAGACAGAAAGTAAAGAATTAGATAAAGAATTAGAAAAAGTTAAATTTGATGAAGAACCTGCCGTTGAACTATTGAAGCAACTGGTAAAAGTGAATCAAGAAATAAAAGACATCTTATTGAGATTAAAAGACCGCTTCATTTAAGGGGGTACAACATGGGTGCACCAAAATTAAATGAGTCTGGTAAAAGAATATGTGGGATTAATTTGTTGTCAAATTGCAAGACACGTCAAAAGCAAATGCGTTACTTGCTTGACAATATGAAAGAACCTGACTTCAGTCTTATAGAATGTTCCAATGCTTTGAATGATACTTTCGGTACAAGCGATGAAGTGTTGAATACAGCAGGAATTACATTCCGTATCTTAAATTCACAAGGATTCGGTAATGGTTCACATAGTTCAAATGCTTTACCTACTTGGGGTAGTGTTGCCCACTTCATGGCGAATATACAGGACTATCTTCCCAAGTCTTTAAGAACTAAGCAAAATCCTTATCGTCTATGGTCACATAGAACTCTTCGTAACAATGACACACAAATTATTTCAGAAGACACACAAGAATTACTCAACGATATGTGCGATTGGCTTGAAATGATGAAGCGAAAGATAGAAGACTATATTACTGCAAGATACTTTAGGGAAGGTAAAGTTAATCACTTAGAGACGTTGAAAAGACGATTCAAGGATGACTGGGCCGAACGTGTAGAACAACAGGTAGATGCTACTGTTCAAGATAATAATATTGTAGTATCATTTGAAAAATTATGAGAAAGATATACAAATTAAGTGAACAACAGCTAGAGTTCGTAAATTCTGAGGCAAGATTTACGATATTTAACGCAGGACGTTCATCTGGTAAGACATTTGCAGCATCTCTTATTGCCGCACGTGCTTTGCTGTCACAAAAGAAAGTGATTGTATTCGCTCAGAACTTCAAGGCACTTTCTGAGAACTTGATGGTTGCTATAGATGAAAGATTATCTGAAATGACAGGACACCTTGGCAAGATATACAAATTCAATCCTAATTCTCAAAAAATTACATACGGCAAAGGCGCTATCTATGGTATGTCATACGAGAACATCGAGACTTGCCGTGGATTTACTGATATTGAAGTTGCTATCTATGATGAAATAGCTATTGCTCCTGCTAACTTATTGTCAACGGTGGCATACTGTCTTCGTGGTAAGAACATTAAGCCACGCCAATATGCTATGACTACACCTAGATTCGGTACATGGTGGAACAAATACCTTAAAGACAATCAGAATGACAACACTATCAAGATAATTCACTCTACAGTATTTGACCTTAATAAGAAAGGCAATGATGATGAATCTGTAATTACTCAAGAACAAATTGACAACATGATTAAATCAACTCTTGATGAAAATATGCTTCGTCAGGAATTATATGGTGAGTTAATTGAAGATAATTCTGCAGGTGTTCTATTCTCAACAAGACTGTTGTCAAATGCCCCTAAATTCATGCAAAGAAATAATAACGGTTACGCTATCGGTATTGACTGTTCTGGATTAGGCAAGGATAGCAATGTAATTGTGGTTAGAAATCAAAATGAAATATTGGATATAGTTGAAAAGAAAGTTGCTTCAAATTCTGAACTTTGTTCTATTGTAAGAGGGTTGATTTTGACACATGGTAAAGCTAATCTTTCGCATGTTGCTATTGACGAAGCTTATGGACTAGATTTACATGAAAGACTGTCAGATGCTGGCATTAATGCTACAATAGTTCCATTTGGCGGAAAAGCAAAGAATCCAGCATACACTAATCAAAGAGCAGAAATGTATATCAATATGAAGAAAGGGATTGAAGAGTATGGTCTAAAAGGCATAACTGACGAATTGTATAGGGAATTGCAGGCTACAAAATATATTTTGAACAACAACGGTAAGATACAACTTATTCCTAAGGACGAAATAAAATTGAACATTGGCAGGTCACCTGACATTGCTGACGCCTTAGCCCTCACATATACACAAGACATTATTCCACTTGGGTTGATTGAATCTGAAAGAGAGATACAGAATCGCTATATGCTTTAACAGGGAATTGATATAAATAATAATGTAACGGTAACAAGCACCGAAAGCTTGAATAAGAGAGGTATAAAATATGGAAGATGAAAATCTTTTAAATAATATTGATAACAACACTGAATCGTCTGAAGTGTCAGCAACAACAGAAGAATCAAGTGTAGCTAATCAATCCGAGGTAGATAACAACGTTGCTGAAGTTGTTGAATCTCCTAAAATGAATGGTGACGAAAAGGTAGTCACACAGAAGACAAATCCAAGTCAATACACTGACTTAGAAAAAGCACAGTATTCATTCAAGCGTCAGCTAGCAAAGCAACGTTCTAAGCATGAGCAAGAAATTGCAAATCTTAGGGCAGAATTTGACAAGCGACTCGCTGAAGAGATTGACAAAGTTAAGAATCCTGCAAAGTATGCTCCAAAGACTCGTAAAGACTTTGAATATGACGATGATTACGTAAAGTATCTAGCAAGTGAACAAGTCAATGAAGCTATTGAAGCAAAGATTGCTGAATATACTAAGCAACAGGAAGAAGAACAGCGTCAAGCCCAAGTTGATGCAGAATACAGAAATATGCTTGACCAGAGCGTTAAGTCAATCTATAACACTCCAGAATCTGAAGCAGAATGGCGTGCTAAGGTTGGCGAAGGTATGAAAGCTGGACTAGGCTCTTTAATTGACAGTGACCAAGATTTGTCTAACTACATTATCTTCTCTCCTATAGGTCCGAAGATTATGTATGAACTCGCTACAAACAAAAAGGCAGTTCAAGATATTTTCACTATCGGTATGACACCTGACGGCCGTGCAATTCCTCGTTCTCCTGGAGACAGAATGAGAAAGATGGAAGAGTTGGCTGAAAGACTGTCAAGAACTTCTATAAATAACAATATACAACCTGTAAAGCCTATTGGAAAGCCACGGAATCAACAAGGAAGTCAAGAAAGATGTATTCAGTGACCCTAAGGCTTTGTTGGACATGATGTATTAATAATAACACAATTCATTTTATGAGGATTAAAAATTATGGCTACAAATGACCAGACATTCAGTAATAACAAGAAAGTAAAGATGATTGCTACCGCAGTGTACGCTAATTGTCCTTACTTGAAGAAAGCACATTCCTATGTCCCTATGGACCAGATGCAGGACAAGAAATATGGCAACAAGTATTCTGTCTACATCCCAGACCCAGGCAAGACTCGTATAGCTTCTGCTACTGATGGCAAGGCAGGTCTCGCTGCTCAGTATGACGCTATCAACGAAGTCGAATACGAAATCGTATGCGATGCTGCACTTAACGATTGCGAATTGACCCTTTGGAATAAGTTCGGTGATGTAGAATCCTTCAAGGACCAGATTGCTCTCCCACACGGACGTTCTGTCGCTAGAGGTGTTGAAAAGGCAGCTATTGACAAGACAGTATTCCAAGCTTCTCAAGCAGTAGTTGGTGAAGCTGGACTTGAAGTCCTTTCTGAAGCTCAAGGTGCTTTGGATATGACAGGTGCAGTCGGTAACAAGGTTACCTTCATCAATCCAACTGTAGGTACAAAGATTGCTGCTAAGGCTCTTGGTGCATTCAACAACCCAGACATAGCTAAAGACCTTTATCGTGACAACTGGCTTGGTAAGTACGGTGCTTCTACAATCGTTACTGAATCTTACATGCCTGTCGTTGTCGGTTCTTCTTCTCGCACCGCTTCCGTTGTTCTTACCCCAGTTAAGGATGGCGACACGACTATCGGATTTGAACCAATCAAGAGCGTAACTGGTACTGCTAAGAAGGGTGACGCATTCAAGGTCGAAGGCTTGAAGCTCGTTGATAAGAATGGTGTTCAGACTGATGCAGACTATGTCATTATAGTTGGCGACAACAATAAGATTGCTGAACTCCGCATTGAAGTTGAAGGCAAGTCTTGCAACAACGCTAATGCTTGGGTAGCTCAAGGCGTTGAATCTTTGACTCTTGTACCAATGCTTGCAGACGGTGTTAAGTATGCAGTTACACAGTGCCGTATTGAAGGTGCTGTCGCATTTGACTCCTATAAGTTTGCTGAACTTCCAGGTACAAAGATGACTACTGAAAAGTTCGAAGATTCTGCAATCGAAGTTCAGACTTACGAAGGCGGTAACATTGATACTTTCACTTCTGGTGTTCGTATCGTTGTTCCATTCGCAGTAGGTCTCCCTGACCCACGTGAATCTGTCATTGCTTACATCAAAATGTAATTAAAAAGATACACGTTATCTCTCTAAGGTCTGTTGGATTAACTTCCTTCAGACCTTTTCTTTTTAAAGTACAAATTAAAAGTTCAAATTGAAATAAATTATTCCAAGTTGGGATATTTCTTAATTACACAATTCTTTCTTGATATAAATACTAAAGAGGTAGGAGAGAATATAAAATACATAACAAATTAACATGCAGTTGCAGTATGATAAGACGTATGTTCAAAAATGGAGATATTTAACCGATGATTGGGGTGAACGATTTAATACAAAGAGCTTTCCAAAGAGTGGGTATAGTTGGTGATGGTGAACCAGTGTCACCTACTCAAGCAATGGCAGGTGTAGCAGATTTACATGATGTTATTACTGAGCTCAATACAGAAGATTATCTAATGGAAAATTATGAGACATACGATGCCTATGTCGCAAAGAAAATTAAATTTGCAGTAAAGCCAGATAATTGGTATGAAGTTAAAGATGAAAGCGAAATTGAGGAACGCATTACAAATAATGCAGTTGAAGTTGGAGATATTTTCAAGATAAAGAATGAATCAAAGTTCTATGTAATTCGTTATAAAGTGGTTGGTAATATAGGCACATTCTACAAGATGTCTACACCTCAATGGGATGCATACATGAGCGAATACTGGCCTACATTCTTCGTTGATGCAGTTCCAGACAGATGTATTGGTGTTGCCCGTAAAATTGGAAATACCTATAAGCAGTTGATTCCTGCTGACAAGATGATGATTGATTCACAGACTAAAGGTCATCTTGCTGAACTTTATACAGTTGAGACAGAATGGGAAGACGTTGACTATCCGCATGACAACGATGACCCAAATTATAAGCCTGTTACTCTTGAATACTTTGTAGTTGAATTTGATAGCAATGTAACATCTAAGTTCCGCATTACTATTCTAAAAGGAATTAAGATTTACAACGTTGAAGACAAGATGAAGATTTCAAGTAAGTATGAGTCAATGATTGAAGACGGTCTTTGCGTAAAGCTATGTCAGCGTTACAAGTATTTGGAAATGAAGGAAGACTTTGAAAAAGATTTTGATTCTGCAAAGACTATGATAAGCCGTATCAATAGTTCCAATAGACCGATGCTGTACAGTTCTTATGGAAATAATGATTACAACAGAAATTATTGGTCTCTTTATTCTGGAGATAGATGGGGTTAATCAATGGCTAATTTTGTAAAGTACGATTTAACTGGTCGGTACCAATTTTTGCGTAAATGCTCCTAACGTAATGGGTTCAGCTATTGCAAGAAATATGTTCACTGAAGCGAATACTGAAGGCGAAGAAGGCAAGGGCGTTCGAACATTTCTTCAGAGCTGCCCAGGTGTAAAGTATTTGTACTCTTTTGGTAACAACAGTAATTGTGACGGTATGTTCGTTCCTTCTACTGGTCTAGCTAACATGGACTATGAACAATGCTTGTTCGTTGCATACAAAGGTAGCATTCACAGAATTAACTCCGCTTTTAACGATGAAGTGATAGGTCATTATGCTTTAGGCAATACAGTTCAATTTGCTGAATCCGGTGGTGAACGTGCCATTCTTCTTTGGGTGGACGGTACTGACATTCATGGTTATAATCTTAAAGATGGTACTACTGTAGACATTACTTTGCCAAAGAGAATTGACCAAGAAAATTCATATATTCAACCAACACATATAGCTGTAGTTGACGGAACAATCGTATTGAACGATAAAGGTTCTTCATTCACATACTATTCAATTAAATTTCCGTTAAATACTGTCAAGAGAAATGTATTCAAGATTGTCAACAACGAAGTCCAGTATAAGGATGATGGAATAACAGTTGATACAATGGAAGTAGACTCTGGCGTATATTGCTTCTTGGATGATTACGGCGTACAAAAGTATTTCAATGGTTCAACTTCTTCTGACAAGTGTGTTGCATTGACTTCAGTCGGTCCTTTATTGACAATGTACGGACCTTCTTCTATTGAATTTTGGCAGAAAGGCAACGCCGAATCATATCAGTCATGGCAACGCACAAGTTATACTATCAACAAGGAACAAGGTCTGGAAGCACCATACTCATTAGCTACTGTCAACCATTCACAATTCTGTATTGGTACAGGTAAGGCTAATGCCAAATGTGTATTGATGATTAACGATACGAATGTTCAGAAGATTTCACCACTTTGGTTAGACAGAATCTTGTCTGACAATGATGTCAAGTCAGTTAAAGGATGGTCATACAGCAAGAACAACCATAGCTTCTATTTGTTCTCTATTGGTAATGAATGCTACGTATACGATGTAACAACTCGTCAATGGCATATACGCAGTTCTCGTAACTTCTATACAGGCAAGAATAAGAACTACATGCCGTTATTTGCAGTATGGTGGAATAATAAGATTGTTACAGGTAGTTCTGAATCTGGCCACATATACGAACTAGACGAAAATTACTATTATGAAGATTTTGACAGCGAAAATAGATTGCCACTTCTAAGAATGAGACAGACACCAGTTATTACAGCAGACTACAAGCCATTTATCTTGCAAGAATTGACAGCAGAATGTAACACAGGTGCGATGAACGAATATGGAAGACCTGCAAAGGCGCTTCTTCAAATTTCAAGAGATGGCGGATATACTTATGGCAACGTGATTGAAGCTTCTTGCGGTAGACGTGGTGAATACGCTGTACGTCTTAAATTTCTTAATCTTGGAATGAATCGTAATTGCGTCATTAGAATTTCTTACTCTGAACCAACTGATTTTGTTATAAGCGATAGTTCTATCCGCGTTCAACCACTACAATACCCTTTGTAATATGAGGTAAAAATGGAAATTAACTTTAAATCATCTCTTGACGAAGTTGTACAGGCATTATCTGGTACATGGGATGTGTCTGTCACCAACGATTGGAAAGTAGCGGAGTTGGGAAAGATTAGATTGTTCAAGAAATTGGTATCTGGTGCTTCACCACTTCCTGATTCATTCATTGAACGCAGAAATGATATTACACCATACTTGGTCTTTCATAAAGATTCAATAGAAGGTGGAATAATAAAGTTGCAAGATACAGCAATAAGTGCTGATGGTCTTGTTATCATCTTACAAATGTAATAGAGGTAAAATATGAATACAGAAAATATGATTGAATTGCTTGAAGATTTCATTGACTTTCTAAAAGAGAAAGAAGATGATTCAAAAGAAAAAGAAGTTAAAGTCATGACAACTGAAGATGAATCTGTTGAAGACACTACTGATGATATTACTGACGATGATTTTGATAAGGAAATTGTTAAAATCTCTAAGGGAGAATAATATATGGCTCAACAAAATGCAAGTACGTTATGGAACAACTATTGGTCAATTACTAATCCTACTGACACAAAGGCTCAAGGTATAATGGACCCAGGAGATTTATTGGGTTGGCAACAGGACAGTAGAATAAAGTCAGCTAACGATTCATTAAATAAGGCGCTTGACTATGCACAGTCCATGTCTAATGCCAATAGAGACCTTTATAATCAATTCTATAATAAGGTATCAGATACATATGGTGATACCGCAGCAAAGGTAACTAAATATCTAGATAATCTTGAAGGGATGAAGGCTTATGACCCTGGACAGTTCAAATATACAGACGATGTAAATGACTTCTATTCTAAAGCTGCTGACTTACGCATAAAGAATGCGATGAACGCCCTTCGTGAAAGTTCTGACATATTCTCTTCTGACTATCAAGATGCAATGGCAGCAAAGCAACAGGCTTTAGCAAGTGAAGAATGGGATAAAGCTTATGACCGTTACATGCAGGATAGAGGACAGAAAGCCAATGAATGGCAGATGAATGCTAATGCAGGACAACAAGCTTATGATAACCTTTACGGTAAGAATAAGGACTTGTTAGGTGTCTCTCAGAATGCTCAAGACAACTTGATGAATGCATTTGGTAACTATATCAACAATATGGCAAATCAAAATAATGTAGATACGCAGAACTATACCAATAACATTCAGCAAAAGATTGCTAACAACAATTCTGCTAAAGGATTGTTAGGTAGATTGTTCGGATAGAGGAGTTAATTTATATGTTACCGATATGGATGTTAATCGCACAAGGTGTAAAGAAAATAGCTGACAACCAAAATGAACAGGCTAACGCACTAAGTAATCAATTCAACTCACAAAATAATCAGCCTGTAAATAACGACAATGCTTTTTCTACCGTTTCGTCTATCTACAACAATTACTTGAACGATGACAAGAAAAAGAATATGTTCGGTCAAATATTTGGTAATCGCTAAGTGTAACCGTAAATAGGAGTAATTAAATATGGCATTATTCAGTAAAATAGTGTCTGGACTAGTAAATAAAAGAGAAGATGAACCTATGATTGATGACCAACTTGGTTCATTCTCCGCTATTAAGATTCCTGTCCAAGCGACTTCACAACCTGCCAACTGGGGTATGTCATCAAGCGACATTCCTTATGTAACTGCACAGACACAAGAAGAACATAACAGACTTTTGAACACGTTCTATCCAGACAGAAAGAATATGAAGAACTGGAAAGAAATGGGGCAAAAGGTTGAAGAAAGAGACCCACGTTACACTGACAAGGATGCTACTACTCGTAAGGGTCTTGGAGCTAAATCTTCTGTAATTCAAGACATGGCATTTGACAAAGACAAGAATCTTGCATGGTTGAAGATGGGCGGTCAATGGTACACTTATTCTGCAACACCTGACCAATTTCAAAGATTCTTGACTAGCGGTTCACTCGGTAGAGAAATGAACAACATCAGAAATAACAAGTCTTCTTCAATGAGCAAGACTTCAGCAAGGTTACAACCAAAATTCCCTAGTGGTACAGCTAAAGGTACAAATGCACCACGTGGAATCTTTGGAAGGATAGCTTCGTTATTTGGATTCTAATAAATAATATGAGGTATAAATTATGGCACTTACAAATTTACCAACAGCACCTACAGTATCTGGAGTGTATCAAATAAGGGATTTCGTTCCAGAGCTAAATGAATCTACAAAATCAAATGCGACTGCATTACAAAATGCTTTCAAGTTCGGTACAAAGGTTCACGATTACATGAAATCAAGAAAGCAGAGTGCCTTGATGAAGAAGGACACTGAAGATTTGCAAGCTCTCAAGAAATCTATTGAAGATGACAAGTCTCTTCTAGTAGAACTCAAGAAAGAGCTTGCTGCATTGCAAGGGGGTGAACAATAATGTCTTTCAAATGGAATTTTAGAAGAGAACCAGACATTTCCAACTATGATTGGGAAATACAACCAAAAGATTTATCTGAAATCGCAACTGAACAAATGCAAGGATATAGACCGAATACCTCATTAGTTCCTGGCTCACCTGTTGAACAAGGTATTGCATCTATGAATGGCTATACACCAAATGCCCAATTCAGTGTACCTAATTATAGACACGGTGGATATGCACAACCTGACCTTGAAGGTTATGGCGAAAGCTTGGAAGCCGCTTCAGAAGAAGCTAAGAAAGAACTACAAAGACAGTCCAGAATAGAAGAGCTTAAATCCAAAATTGAACTTGTTCAAAATCGCATCAATGAAAATATTGCAAAGTTGAACAACTTCACTGGCTCTATAGATGCTATCGCTTCCCTTGAAGCAGAAAAGATTAACTCTACAGACCCGACATCAATTTGGAGATGGAATGTACAACGTCAAGACACTAAGGAATCTAACAATAACCTCAAGAAAGAAGCTATTGAAAAATTTAAGAATGAAGTAAATAAATGGAAGCGTACACCTTTTGCAAGTACAGTAGAAGGTATTGACCAACAGATTTCCAACCTTAATTCTAAAATAGTTGAAGGTGAAAATATAGGTGCTGATGTTAGCGAATTGTATGATTTACTTAAAAAATTTGAAAAGGCTGCCAGTGGTGAATTAGACTCCGATTCAACTAATAATGACAATAGCAACTACGGTAAAGGTACTAAGACTGAACGAGATGCTGGTCAGTTAAAGACCATACTTGCAACTGCAAAGACATCTAAAGAGGTAATAGATTTCAAGAATAGCCACAAAGGCTTGACACCGGAACAAATGTCTCAACTTGATATAAAGATTAAGGAACTTCAAGAGAAAGAAAAAGCAAAGGCTGATGAAGCTTCATTCAGAGCATGGGTAAAAAAGGAGACTGGCATGGAAGCTAGTTCACTCAGTGATAGAGCACGTGAGACTTACAGAAAGGCTTGGAAAAGATTGAGGGGTAAATAATGGCAAAATTAACAAAGCGAGAATATGATGAATTGATAAAGATTCCTAAAGAATATCTTACACAGGAAGACTTAAATGACATTCATGAATTTGAGTTATCTGAAGCCAGTGCACCTTCCGAAGAAGACTTAGAATGGGCAAGAACTATATTGAATCAAAAGAGCCCTCGTATTCAAGAAGAATTTCGTAAGAGTGGTGACCTTGACAAAGCTATGTCTATCATGAACCAAGAAAGAAATGCTAAAGATTTGATGCTTAGTAAAGGACAAAGCTCCCATATAAGGATAGTCAAGTCCACCCCTGAAGACGTTGTCAAAAAAGGCGGATATAAATTCAATTGGCGAAATGCTTACGAGAATGTAAAAGGTGAAAAGTTAAGAGCTACTGAAGCTGACGCAAAGAAGTTACAAGATTTCATCAATAGCAACATGTATGGTATAGATGATGATGTTAAGCTAAAGCAAATCGCTTATAACCTTCACATGTACAACCCAAATACGATGGATTGGAAGGATTTTATTAACTCTGAACAAGGTGAAGAATTTAAGAAATATATTGAAGACGTAAGAAATGCACAGACTGAAAAAGCGGTTGAAGATATATGGGAAGGTAAAGAACCTTCACAACAATGGACGCCATTTGGATATAAAGAAGTTCCTGGTTCTAAGAAGGTAGTTGATTTCATGCTACCAGTATCTAAAGAATATGCAAAGAACCACTTTAACGATGAAGACTTTTCTATTGCTGGTCCGTTAGCTACAGACATAGCTGCTAACCTAGTAATGACTGGGACAGGAGCTTTACCTGCAACAAAAGTAATGAACAAGCCACTTGTATCTTATCTATATGGAAATTTATTTGCACCTGCTATTACAGAAGCAGGCAATGTAGCCTTTAACGATGAAAGTATACCTGAAGCAATCGTAAGGTGGACAGAAGGTTCAGCAGTAAATATTGGAACACCACAAGCACTTGAAGGTATGTTGTCAAAAATAGGAAGAGGCTTGCCAAAAGGTAGCAATCGTTCTGTACAAAAGATGATTGACGAAGCTACTAACAATGCAGAAAAGGTTAATAAGGAAATGTTGGAAGGGAAGCCATTTAGATACAACATTATAAGAAGCAAAGATGACCCACTTGAATATCATATGCTTACCCCAAAAGGTGTAATACAATTCTCTACAGACCCTGCAAAGAGTAGTGCAAAGAGTGGTGAAGTATTTGAATCCATTTACAATATGCCAGACGAAGCTATTTCTGATAAAGAATTTATTGACTGGCTACAAGGAATGCCTTTCAGCAGAAGCAAATTTGGAAGAACTGGTGCTATACAAAAAATAAAGAACTTGCAAGATAAAGCAACTAGTTCAGTGAAAGACGAATTGCTTCTAAAGAAAGCAGAAGCTCTTTCAAAAGACGGTGACTTGAGAAGCTTGACACCTTATGAACTAAGACAACTAGGATTTCCAGACAAGGAATCTTTCATGAATTGGTTGATTAGAAGCTTTAAGAACAATGTACCCGAGACTTTAAAGACATACTTAACAAATGCTTCTGGTAGACCAGACTTCGGAAGAGAAGTCCCTCTAGAAATTATTAATAAAATTCTTGGTACTTCGTTCTTCAAGAAGGACAATACTAAAGAAGAAAAGCAAAAGAGCAGGATAGAACGTATCTTGGGGATGTAATTAATATTTGTCCAAGAACTCTTCCAACTCTGTATAACTTTCGCACTTCACTGCATATTTGTAGATTTCCTTGAATGTGCTGAATGATTTTTCTTTGTCGTCATTAAGCTCTAGGGCGATAAGCTCTAGCATTTTCCAAATTAGCGGTCTATTCCACTTTCTTTTCTTGAGCAACGCATTAAGCAATAACAAATAATTTCTGACCATAATATACCTTGCACTTAAATACCCTGTAACGATGAAATCGAACAGGGCTATTATAGGAGAATAATGAATGAATATTCTTATTTATGTCCATTCATTAGTTCTTCTTCACTGCATGCTTGTGTAGAAGGAACAGACGCATAAAGACTATCATAAATATCTGTCTTCTGTGTGTCATTCATTTTCATTTCAAGGTCAGCAATTACATTTTGCAATCTTGTAATTTCTTCCTTCAATTCTTCAACTTCCTGCTTCATTGTCTTTTTCATATGATTTGACTCCTGTGACTTCATTTTTATTTTAAAATCCGTGTAATAGTGCGGATGGCGCTTTCTCCAGATTTTCTGATATTCTCTTTGGTACTCACGATAAGCTTCAGGACTTTCTTTTTGATTTATATTCACAACACGTCCATGCTGGTCATAAAATTTCTTTCGTGATTCACCAATTTTTCTTTTCTGTTCATCGGTTCTTGGGTAAATTCCGCTTAGGCATCTTTAATCCTCCTGTTATTTTAATTTCCTGTGCCATTCTGAGCCTTGTTCGTGTCTGTTAGGTATTGAGATAGCACATTAGCTCCATAATCAATTCTAGACCTATTTACGGCGTCAGAATTGGCTTTCTTCAATTCCTTTAGGCAAATATCCATTTTCATTTCCCATTCTTTTTGAATATCACTTCCTTCGGGTGCATTAAGCCACATTTGCTTTATATGCTTGAACCTGTTTAATAGAATTTCTTATCTCGTCATCTTTATCTCTCCTGTTGAATAGTATCAATAAGCGAACCAAAATGGTAATATTAATTGTAATAGATGTCGCCTTGCTCTTTAGCAATATCGTGAATGGCTTGTACATCTTCCAATGGCAATGATAAGGTATCGTCTAGCTCTATCTTGATTTTATGCCATAACACCTTCATTCTCTTGCTGTACAACTCCCAACAATCGTCACCAATTGACAAATGTTCAAAAAGCTTTGTACGTGATTCCTTGTATTCGTTGATTAATTTTTGCAATTCTTCTATCATTAATGTACCTCTCTATGCTTATATAGTATTTATAATTTTTATTTTGTTAAATTTAACAAAAAGCACAACCATTTGTATGAGTAGTTCATAATTTGTTTGAAGTGTAAACTTAAACAAAGTCTTGTTCTAGTGATTGTTTCTTAGCATTAATCATCGCTTGTTTTTTAATCAATGTTGGTATATCTAATG